AATTTCTGATAGGTACTATGCCCTTTCCTACATATGCTGTGTCCACCGAACTGGATGCTGTTAATCAAATATTAAGCTCTGTGGGACAGGCTCCTGTCACCACGCTGGATCTACAGAACCCCGAAGTTTCTATTGCCCTTAATACTATTCGGGAAGTTAATAAACAAGTTCAATCTGAAGGTTGGATCTTTAACACTGAACGTGATTATGAGATGCAACCAGATGCCAGCACAAATGAAATCCTGTATCCGTACAACGTTTTGCAGATGGATGCAAATGTTGAGCACCATAAAAACGAATATGATTTAGTTCGTCGTAATGGGAAGCTGTATGACCGACTCCATCACACATTTGAATTTACCAAGACCCTTCATGTTGATCTGACTTGGTACTTTGATTTCACTGATGTACCTCCTCCTGTTCAGGCGTACATTGTTGCACGTGCTGCTCGTATGTGTGCAACTAAATTGATTGGTGACCAAGAGATTAACAAACTCCTTGCTGAACAAGAAGTCTATACCCGTGCTGCAGCCATTGAATATGAATGCAACCAAGGGGATTACTCGATGTTTGGATTTAGAGACGGTCACAATTATTACACAAGTTATCAACCTTATCAAGCATTGATGCGATGAGTACAATTTCCCAGAGAATCCCAAACCTATTTCTTGGTATCTCTCAACAGCCTGATAGCAAGAAGTTTCCTGGACAAGTCAAAGACGCCGTGAATACACTGCCTGACTTTGCTCTAGGCATGTTGAAGCGTCCTGGTGGTGAATACATTGAGTCGCTGACAAACGCCACCACTACTGGTCGTTGGTTTTCGATTCTTAGGGACCAAAACGAAAAGTACGTTGCTCAGTATGCGAACAATGTATTTCGTATTTGGAGTCTGACTGATGGTTCCCCTCGTGCTGTTAACATGGGCACCAACACTGGTGTCCCTGGTACATGTAACTTCCAAGATACTCTTTCAATTAGTAATGCAGGTACTGGTTTAACCGATGGCACTTTTACTGATTTAGCAACCGCTACTACAGGGAGTGGGACTGGGTTAACTGTTGATCTTGAGATTGCTGGTGGTGTTGTTACTACAGTAACTATCAATCAGTATGGATCAGGTTATACCCATAGTGATACCATTACAATGGTAGACACTGCCACATACCCCGATGTTGAATTTTCATATGTATATCAATTAAAATCTAGATTAGCCGATTACAACGCTGCAGTAGCAGTTACTAAAACAAGGTTAGATGAGCTACACACCGCTCAATCAACTTATGCTGAAACACTAGCCGGTCAAGATTCCACTCAAGAAGAGTTGTTCGATGTACGGTTCAACTATTCTCCTGCGTCTGTTCCTTCTTCGGTTTATGAAACATATTTATATTCCGGCATCCTTAAAGAGGCAGATGGAACTTATATTGTAAAGAATGCTGATACTGTAGTTTCCGTAAATACCACCTTGCCAGCTGGGTATAGTTTAGGTAATGAACGGACTGATGAGCAGCCAAAGCTTGCTGCCAAAGGTTATCGAGTCTTTACTGCTCTTTTGGCAATCGCTGCTGTTAATCCAGATACCTTAACGATTACTGCTGCAGGTAGTGGATTAACTGATGGTACATATGAGGATCTTGAAACTGCTACAACTGGCAGCGGTCAAAACCTAACTGCTGATATTGTAATTTCTGGTGGTGTAGTTACTTCAGCAAGCATTAACGCTAAAGGATGGGATTATGTTGACGGCGATACAGTAACTCTAACTGATGGCGCTTACAGTGCAGTTAGTTTTGAATACCAGTCTGCAACCCAAGAAGCTGAAGCTGCAATGAATACAGCACAGACCAACTATGATGCGGCTGTTAGTGATGAGTTAACAAAGCTAGGGTTGTACAATGATGAGGTAGCGGATTGTGCTATCACTACTATACCTGCTAATGCTTACCTCAAAGATGCTGACCCTAAAGACATTGAAGTTCTAACTCTCAATGACTATACCTTTGTATTGAACAAAGGGAAAACGGTACAGATGGATGCGGCGACTACTTCTGCTGCTATTCCTCATCAAGCTTTTGTTGTTTTAAGTATTGTTGGTACAGGTCATTATCAGATTACTCTTGATGGTACTATTCGTGGCACTTACAATGCTGGTACTGGTGGTGATGTAGACGCTATCCTGAATGACCTTGTAAGTGATATTGACGGTCAAACCTTTGGCGGCACAACTTTTAGTGCGACCCGAGTTGGACCTGGTATCTACATCAGTGCTACTGCTGCCTTTTCTATTGAAGTTGTGGGCGGTCCTGGTCAAGATGCCATGTACGTTTTCCAAGATACTGTTTCAACTGTTTCCTCTTTACCTAGTCAAGCAAAAGATGGTTACGTTGTAAAGGTCGTCAACTCTGCAGAGATAGATGTGGATGATATGTGGGTGAAGTTTATCACTTCATCGGGAGGTGCTTATGGTGTTGGTACGTGGGAAGAAACTGTTGGACCTGGTATTACATATAAGTTTGATCCGTTAACGATGCCTCATCAGCTAGTGCGTCAAGCAGATGGATCTTTTAACTTTGAACCTGTTACTTGGGATGAACGAGTAATTGGTGATCTTAGCACAAACCCCGATCCAAGTTTTGTCGGAGCAACTATCAAGCATATGTTCCTTTATCGGAACCGTCTTGGTTTCCTATCCAATGAAACAGTGACAATGAGTAGAGCAGGTGACCTGTTCAACTTCTTTAACACTACTGCTCTCACTGCTACAGATGATGACCCGATTGATATTTCGGCATCAACTGCTAAGCCAGTTACTTTGTATTATGTTCGACCAACTGCTGTTGGTTTGATTCTGTTTGGTGATACTGAGCAGTTCTTGCTTAGCACCGACTCTGACATTCTGAGTCCTAAGACGGCAAAGATTAACACTATGTCGTCTTACGAGTGTGAACCAGATGTTGAAGCTGTGTCTACCGGTATCTCTACTAACTTTATTGCTAAGTCTCCTCTTTATACTAAACTGTTTAATCTTGGAGAAATTAGGAATGATAGTCCTCCTCTTGCAGAAGAGTTGACACTTAACATTCCTGAGTTGATTCCCAGCACTATTGACAGTTTCATTTCTTCTGCTGCTGCATCCATTATCTCTCTTGGAACTATTGGAAGCAGTACTCTTTATCAGTACCGTTTCTTACAGCTTACTGAAAATAGAGTTCAATCTTGGTATAAGTGGACTTTGACTGGCACCCTGCTAGATCAGTTCTTTGATCAAAGCACTTTCTATGCTGTTGTAGCTAATGGAAGTAATGTTGAAGTTCAAGCATTTAATCTTCGTCAATCTAGTGATGAAGGGTTTTTGACCCTTCCTACTGGTGAGAAGACTGATGTGTTTTTGGATTATTGGTCTATTAACCCATATCGTACTTATGACTCCAGTTCTGATACAACCAGAGTCTTTCTACCTTACGATGTTGTAAGCGGTAAAACTTTTGTAGTTGTCGCTATTGGGGGATACATTGGAGGTAGTAATGAAACCTCTAGTCAATCCGTTGGTGCTATCTTGGAACCAACTGTGGCAGGTTCAGCGGGTGCTTATTATGCAGACATTGACGGTGACTACCGTGGTAGGGATCTGATTATTGGATTCCAATATGAAATGTCCTTGGAACTTCCCAAATTCTTTATTACTCAAAAGGAGGGGAATTATGTTAGCAGTGACCAAACAGCTGATCTGATTCTTCATCGGATCAATGTTGCTACAAGCCTTAGCGGTCCTGTTACTTATGAAGTAGATCTAACTGGTATTCCCACTTGGGAGAATGTCGTGTCTACTACTTTACCAAACACTTACGTTCTAAATAACGTTAACCTTTCTGCTGATTCTCTTCACGTTGTTCCTATCTACCAACGTAATAAGAGCACTTCTATCAGAATCATTGGTGATACTCCGTTCCCAGTAACTCTGTTGGATCTGACGTGGGAAGGTAAGTACAGCAACCGTTTTTACAGAGGATCTTAATTTATGAGCAATTCCACCCCTGGGTTCAGCGTAAGACCTGCAACCTTAGAAGATGTACCTGTGATAGCTAAGGATCTATTAGAAGAAGGTGTAGCAGATTTCTTTAGAGCTGGTATGCATCCAGTTCTTTGTATGGCTGCTGATACTCTTTACAGTAACACCTTCTTTCTAATTAGTCCCGATAACAAACCTGCTGCGTTGTTTGGTGTGTATGAAGATGGGTGTGTATGGATGAACATGACACATGAAGTCCGTAGGCACCCTAAAGCTTTTATCAAATGGGCAAGAGAGTTTGTAAAAACCTTGGGACCAGTTCTTTGGAACCGAGTTGATATTCAAAACAATAATCTAAGAAAGTTCTTGAGGCTTATTGGTTTCAAGGTTATCAACGTCGTTCTATGCGACACACGAAACATCTATTATGTGGAATTTGCAAAGGTAAATTAAATGGGTGAAACAACAACAACATCAGTACCACTGCTTGAGAACCCTAAATTTCAGGAAGGCGCTAAGCTAGGTGCTGGACTTGGTTTGCTTGGCATGGGTCTCAATATGTGGCAGGCTAACTCAGCCTACAACGCATCGATCCAACAATGGAAACAGCAAGCAGATGCTACCATCCGTGCTAACCAACGTCAAGCGTTGATGATCCGAGAAGCTAACACTCGGAGTGCTGATATTTATGGTTATCAAACTGGTCGGTTTGAAAAGAACCTTGGGTTTATTCAAGAAGAATATGCACGAGCCGGTGAAGATCTTCAACGTCAACTTGGTTCAGAATTTGCTCAATCTGCTTACGCTAAACAAGCACAGCTTTCAGCATTGACACAAGCTGTTGGCTTTAACAGAGCTGCTTTTGAAGGCACAAGTCGCTCACGTCAACGTGCTGATGTTCTTGGAACACTTGGTACATTTGGACGCAATGCTGCTATGGAAGCTGAGCGTCTTGCCGGTGTTGTCGGTCAAGCAGGCAGAAGTCGTCAAGCACTTGGGCGTCAAGCTACTCAATCCGTTTTCAACGCCTATGGAGATCTTGGTATTCTTCCAGAAATGCAAAGGTATTTTGGTCAAGAAATTGCTAGCTATCCTCAAGCTCCAAATTGGGGTCTGATGATTGCAAGTGGTTTGTTGGAGACTGCAAAAAGTGCAGCTACTATGGGTATGGGAGCAGCGTAACAAATGGCACAATCTAAGGAGCTACAACTCCAACAAGGCTATCAAAGTCCTATCCAAGCTCAAGGCTATAATCCGCTTCAAGTTGCAGATGCTTCGCAACAAATGGAGCAGAACCGTGCAACCGCATTGGCTAACGCTCAACGTGAAGATGCAGTTTTAAGTAAAGCAGATGAAGCTTCAATTGAGTTCGCTAAAAATCTAAATACACAACAACTAGCTGATCTCTCTGCTTTATCTAAATCTCTTAAGGAGACAGCAGAAGCAGGGATGAAAATGTATTGGCAAGCAGAAGCCACTAAAGGCATCAATGCCATTCGTGAGTTTGGTGTCCCATTTGAGGAGTACTTCAACTGGCACAAAACTAAAAAAGATCTAGAGATTGCTAACACTGGGTACGGTGCAGTTGCCAATCAGTTAATGGCAGAAGGTGTACCTTTTGAGGTTGCTAACCTTTACAAAGGTATGAGTGGTATTGCTAAAATCCACGCTAAAGAAGAGATTGTACGTCAAGGTGCTGAGGCTTATTTTCCCTGGATGCAGAATCAACTGCAAACTAATGATACGCTTATCCTTAAAGCAAAAGATGTTCAAGGTAATGTAATTGAGTTTACCCCAAATCAAACCAGTGAGGACCCTATCAAACGTGCTCAAGCTATTAGAGCACTTGAAGATCTTTACTACGAGAAATTTGGTTTCTTAGGAATCAACCGAGTAATTCTTCAAGACCATGCCTTTGAGAAGATGAACCAAGGTCGAACCAAACTTATTGGTGAGGCACGGTTTAACTTTGCACAAAAGCAGTCTGCAGCTACTCGTGAGACCGCAATGGTTATGTTGCGCCAAGGTAATTATCTCGGTGCTGTAAATTCACTAGCTTCTACTGTTGATGCAGAGGGTCGTCACATTGGACGTAGTGGTGCACATGACCTTGTGTTTAAAATGCTTGGGGAGTTAGATAAAGCTACGCTGCTCCCAGAAGATGTTTATCAAAATCTTAAAAAACAACCAGATCCTGATAACCCTGGTAAAACCGTAGGAGATCGTTGGGAAGTTAGGTGGAAGCAGTTTGATCTAGATAGGGCCGCTAATGCTCGTGCTCAAGATCAAGCCGATCAAGGTGATAGAGACCTTGAAGCACGGAAAGCAGAGGAAGAGTTCAAACAACTCTTTGACAACGATCCTACTCAACGTACTGAAAGCAACATTAAAGCTGCTCAAGAGCGTTACTTCTTCTTGTCTGGTGGTAAAAAGAGTACGTACCTTGACGGTCTTCAATCTGAGTACAGTGTTGATGCTAAAGCCAAAGCTGAACTCAATGATCGTTTTGAAAAGCTTGCTGAGCAGAACCTTCTTACCACTGAAAACGTTGCTCAAGCTCCTTGGAGTCTTCAAACCAAATGGATGGACACCGCTAAGGCCCAAGAAGCAACTCGCACCTCTACCTTTAAAACACACCTCAAAGCTATCGAGAATCACGTTAAAACTGATCCTCGTGTGAAAGTTTCTCCTGATGGTTCTACTAGCGGGATTGCTACTCTTGTGATTGGAGAGCTTCAAGCTAAGTTTAATAGTAAGGTGTCTGAATACGTTGGTGCTGGAATGAAGCCTGATCAAGCTGCTAACCAAGCAGTTAGCGAGGTGATGGCTGAGTTTAATGTTGGTAGTCGTTATGCCCTAGATCAGACAGGTAACTTCTCTAGTTTTACGCTTGGTACTGCTAAAACCTCTGCTGCTATTAACGGTAAACTTAATAAAATCCGTGCTGCTGCTAATGGTGGTGGTAAGGCATCTCTTAATAAAAAACCAGGTCTTATTTTTAACGCTGCTGAACTAAAAGCAATGGAAGATGGATATGGTGAACCTGGTTGGACGATGCCACTGCAGGCTCAATTCTGGGGCAAAGAATTTGGAATCAGTGGTCTGGAAGTTATCAACCGTCAGCGTGATGCTGCAGGTATGAGGCCATTGATTACTCCTCAATCGATGGAAGTAGCAAGCACTGCTATGTCATCTCAGATGCAGGCATTGCTTAACCGTCTTCCAACGTATAACCGCTCTGTGCGGGCTCTGAGCAGCATGGGAAGCTTCCAGCCTGCCATTGTACCTAAAGGACTTGGAGAGACTATACAAAAGGCAGCACAAACCCATGGTGTTGATCCTTCCGTACTGGCTGGTATGCTGGAAAAAGAAAGTAGCTGGCGTGATGACATTATTTCTGGACGAACTAAATCGTCTGTAGGTGCTACAGGCATTGCTCAATTTATGCCAGCTACTGCAGCTGAGATGGGGGTCAACCCTCTTGATGTAAATTCTTCCATTAACGGTGCAGCTAAATATCTAGCTAAACTGACTAAACAATATGGTAGCGTTAATGCTGCTATGGCACATTACGCTGGTTACGGGGGTAATGCTCAAGATCCTGTATTTATTCGGGATTATTTAACCCCTGTGTTAAAAAATGCTGCTAAGTATGGCTACGGTCAAGCTTGGCGTGATCCTGCAACTATGCGTCCTTCCGTTGTCTATAAGATCGGAAGTCTTGGGTATGGATCCACGGGTCCACACCTTGATCTGAAACGTGTTGATAGAGGAACTTCTGTTACTACTGGTTCTGTTGAAATCAAACCCAATGAAGTTGATAACTTTGTTGAAGTCAACGTGAATGGTAAGTGGAAGGCACTTTCTAAAGGCACTCAAATTACTTCCGGTGAAGCCGGTCATAGGAGCCGTGCTAAGGCATCTTATGGTATTGATTATGCAGCACCGTCTGGTACGCCAGTGAGGCTGAAAAATGGAGCACAAGTCGTTGATTCGTTCAAAGGTGAAGAAGGTACTGACCATCTCA